GATACGCTTTTGGCGCTTCTGACTTTAGAGGTATCTTCGGTGTTGAAGGTGCGTAAGCAATAAAACTATTTTTGTGGCGGAACACAGTTCCGCCACATTCAAAAAATAACATGGTGAGATCATGAAAAAATTCACAGTAACAATCTGGGCGTACGATTATCATGCAAAATTTAATGTTTTTGCAGAAGATAACGCTATTTCTCTTGAAAAATCAATCCTTGACAAACTAGGAGAAAACAGTATAAACTGGGAATATCTCGGAAATTCATACGATAACCGAGTAAACAGAATAACCTATGAGGAGGTTGTTGATGATACAAGACCTGTACAAACAAAAAAGGTCCTTGGAGTTGAAGTGGGAACAGGAGCATCTGTCTAATGGTAGATACACTCTTGAAATGGTCAGAATAGATGACAAAGTTAAAAAAGTCATTACTGACATTAAACTTGAAGAAGCAAGAATTGCTCACTTACAAAATAGCGTTGAAAACGCTGCTCCACAAGTTTCTGTAGCTACTTAATAAAAAGCTATATCGTTGGAAAATTCAATCCGCATTACAAGCTCTCTTGCACTCTATTAAAATCTAGTATATAAAACCCTTACTATACAATTTAAAAACGATACGTAGACGCGTATAGTCGACGGCCTAGAGACTATGTATCATAACTAGGAGGATAAAATTATGGCAAATACTACATTTACAGGACCAGTTCGATCAGAAAATGGTTTTGAAGACGTAACAAAAAATACAACAACAGGTGCATTCACAGCTAACGCAGTTTACGACAAAGGTATTAGAGGTGGAGTCCAATCTTTATCAGGTGCAGGTGCAGTTGATTTAACTAACTTAATAACTGAAATAACTACTACTGGAGCTGATGCATTAACTTTAGCTGATGGTACAACTTCAGGACAAGTTAAAATCATTAACATGATTGTTGATGGTGGAGATGGAACTTTAACGCCAGTTACATTTGCAAACGGAACTACAATTACTTTCGATGCAGTAGCTGAATCAGTTACTTTAGTTTGGAATAGTACTATTGGTTGGGTTGCAACTTCAGTTCAAGGTGCAACAATAGCGTAATAATTAATTTAGTGTGGGCTTCGGCCCACGCAAATTTTAGGAGATTAAAAATATGTCAATAACATCAAAAGTCAGACAGTCGGTAGTTCTTACAGGTGATGGTCAGGTACAAAAATTAATAAATGGCACAGCAACTGATATAGGACCAGCAAACATTTTATCTGTATTTGCTCAAGCTAGTAATAGTGATGCTGAAATTAAACTTTATAATGAATCAGACAACTCTAAAACAGCAGCTAAATTAGTTTTTCATGGTAAATTTGGTACCGCAGCTAATAACGTGCATGAATTTAAAATACCAGCAGCTGGTATATATGCCTCTGATGGAGTGTACGCAGATCTAACTAACGTAGATTTTTTTTACATAATCGGAACTTTTTAGAGGTAGCCAATGGCTAATACTACTTCACAGTCCTACAGTTTTGATCAGGACTTTTCAATCGATGAAATTATTGCAGATGCATATGAGCGTCTAGGTTTAGTAGGTACAGCCGGTCATCAAATTAAAACTGCCAGAAGATCTTTAAACATTCTTTTTCAAGAATGGGGAAATAGAGGAATACATTTTTGGGAAGTAGGAAATACTAATGTTAATTTAATTGTAGGTTCTTCAACAAATGTTGATGCTACTGCTGAAGGATCGGGTGTTTATACTTTTTACAGAAATTCTACAGATGTTCCTGCGGGTGGAGAACCACCACAAGCAACAACAGTTCCTACAGCTAATGTTTATGGTATTTCAGATATTTTAAATGTTACTTACAGACAAAATTATAATACAACAAGTCAATCAGATATTGGTTTAACAAAAGTTGCAAGAGATGCTTATTCTGCAACAGCAAATAAAGCATCACTTGGAACACCTTCACAATTTTGGGTACAAAGATTTATAGATAAAGTTACTATTACTATTTATCCAATGCCCAATGCAACTGCTGCGTCTAATTTTTTAAATGTTTATTACGTAAAAAGAATTCAAGATGCAGGAGCTTACACTAACTCAAGTGATGCACCTTTTAGATTTGTACCATGCATGGTTTCAGGACTATGTTATTATTTATCTATGAAGTTTGCACCACAAAGAACACAGGAGATGAAGTTGTTGTACGAGGATGAATTAGCAAGAGCATTATCAGAAGATGGTTCTCCAGCTAGCACATACATTACTCCGAAGACATACTATCCAAATGTATAATGGCTAGATTCGCAAAAGGTAGTAGAGCATTAGCAATATCTGACAGATCAGGTGCAGCTTTTCCATATCGAGAAATGGTAAAAGAGTGGACTGGTGCATGGGTACATATCTCTGAGTTTGAACCTAAGCAACCACAATTAGAACCACATCCTGTAGGAGCTGATCCACAAGGATTACAACATGCAAGACCTGCAAGAGTAGAATTTGCAGTGCAAGATATTTTACCTAACAATCCATTTACAACAAACTCTAATACAACTTTAAATGTTTCTTTTCCTTCTAATCAAATAAACGAAGGAGAATCTCATGTAAGATTTCAAGCAGTTAAATCAATAGTTGGTGGTGTTGCTATATCTACTTTAGAATTATCTTCTACATTAAATGGTGCAATTAATGATACAGTTAATACTGTTGTTTTAAATGATGCAACTGAATTTCCTACATCAGGATATATTGTTATTGAAAAAATAAACACTACTAGTGGCGCTTACGAAAATGAAACTATTAAATATGCAGGAAAAGCTGGAAATAATTTAACGGGATGTACACGTGGAACATCAGCACCGTATAGAGGAAAAGTATTAGCTAACACACCTGCTAAATCTCATGACAATGGGGCCAAAGTATTTGGATCTCGTTTAGCAACAGCAATAGGAACAACAGAACAAACTGGAGCTCAACCTGCTACAAGAACAGTTTATAATTCTATTACTGTTCCATTAGTAAATGCAGCAACAAGTTCAGAAACAGGAGGCGGTTTTCAGTGTACAATTGGACCCGTAAATGATAGAGGTTAATTATGGCTGGATACACTTATTCAAATTTAACAACAGATATTAGAAATTACACAGAGGTAGACTCTAATGTATTTACTACTGCTGTTATAAATAGATTTATAGAAAATGCTGAACATAGAATTAATTTAGATTGTCCTATGGACTCGGATAGAATTCAAGCTCAAGCTCAATTTGCAGCTAATTTTAATACTATTACTATGCCAAAAGGAACTTTGTTTGTAAGAGGTATACAAGTATTTAATTCAACAACAGCAGTTACAGAACAAGGAACTTGGTTAGAAAGACGCGATCAAACTTTTATATCTGAATATATAGGTGAAGCTACAGGACCTGAAGGAGGACAAGCAGGGCAAGACGTAAAAGGTTTACCAAAATATTATGCTATGTTTGGAGGTGCTACTACTGGAACAACCACATCTACATCTGGAGCTATCTATATAGGACCTACACCAGATCAAAATTATCAATATATTATTCATTATAATGCATTACCAACGGGTCTAGAAACTAATACTAGTGGCACATATGTAAGTAATTATTTTCCACAAGGGTTATTATATGCTTGTCTGGTAGAAGCTTATATGTTTTTAAAAGGTCCAAATGATTTGTTGACACTATATGAAAATCGATATAAAACTGAGTTACAAAAGTTTGCAGCAATGCAACTTGGAAGAAGAAGACGAGACGATTACACGGATGGTACAATAAGAATTCCAATCGAGTCAGCGCCTCAGTAATAGGAGAACAATATTATGACAATAACATCGGCAATATGTAATTCTTTTAAAACAGAAATCCTACAGGGAGGCCACAATTTTAACGATTCAAGTGGAGCACCAACAGGAAACACTTTTAAAATATCTTTATATTCAAGCGACTCAGCAACTTTAAGTAAATCAACAACAGCCTATACTGCACCATCAGATGGAACAGCAGATCCAACAAACACTTACGAAGTTACTTCAACTTCTTCTGGATATACAACAGGTGGAAATACTTTGGTAGCAAGTGCTGATCCAGTTTTATCTGGTGACACAGCATGTATAAAATTTAATGATACAAGTTGGGGATCATCAGCTTCATTTACAGCTAGAGGTTGTTTAATTTATAATACAACTTCAATAACAGGCTTTACAACAAACAGATCTGTTTGTGCAATTAACTTTGGTTCAGATAAAACTGTAACAAGCGGAACATTTACAATTCAATTTCCAGCTCAAACAGCAGGTAACGCAATCGTTCAAATAGCATAGGGAGTAAGTCCTTATGTCGGCAATCCGAACATTTACAGTAACGGTAGTCAGCACTGGTTATGGTAATAAATATGCTATTGATGGTGTTCAACAAGATACTATAAATCTTGCCGAAGGTTATACTTATATATTTAATTATCCATCTGCTCACCCTTTTAAATTTTCAACAACGTCTGATGGAACCTGGAGTGGAGGAACTGAGTATACAACTGGCGTAATTCAAAATAGCACTACTCAAGTTCAAATAACTGTAGCAGTTGGAGCACCACAACTTTATTATTATTGTCAATATCACTCAGGAATGGGCGGCGCTGCAAATACAGTAGATCCTGATACATGGGGAGTTTTACAATGGGGACAAAATTCTTGGGGTAGTCAAGATCAATCAACAGTTACCTTAACAGGTTTATCAGCAACAACAACTTTAGGAACAATTTCTGCTTTTAATGAAACAGGTTGGGGTGCAGATACATGGGGCTTTGAAGGTTGGGGTGGAGCAGAAACTAAAATAGCTCTTACAGGTTTATCCGCAACAACTTCTGTTGGAAGTTTAGAAGTAGTACAAAAACCTGGTTGGGGTACTTTAGGTTGGGGTCAAAATGGTTGGGGTTCTGTAGAAGCAGCTCAATTTACTTTAACTGGATTATCACTTACAACAAGTTTAGGAACTGTTACACCACAAGATGTTGTTGGATTAACAGGTTTATCAGCAACCAGCACATTAAATTCTTTACAATCTGTTTCAACTGATGCTACCTTTACTCTTACAGGTCTTGGTTTAGTATCTTCAAATGGTTTATTAAGTCCAGGAGATCACTTTATAGGTTTATCAGGTTTATCAGCAACAAGTGCTGTAGGATCTTTAGTACCAGATAATGCTATTGGTTTATCAGGATTCTCACTTACAAGTTCTGTAGGCTCACTAAGTATAAGTTCAGATCCAGTAATTAGTTTAACCGGTTTAGGTCAAACAGCTACAACAACTTTAGGAACGGTAAGTGCGTCTCCAAATTCAGAAGTTATTCTTTCGGGATTATCATTAACTTCTGCTTTAAATTCACTAACTACAGTGCAACAAACAAATGCTTCTTTAGTAGGTTTAGGTCAATCTGCTACAGTAACATTAAATGGTCCAGGAATATCATTCCCAGGTACCTATGGAAGAATAGTGCCTAAAACTAGCACAGGATATACAAAAATAAATCCAGTATAATTATGTTTGACTTAAAACTATATAACAAGTATAAATAACAACAATTAGGAGAATAAATAATGGCTTCAACATACACACCTCTTGGCGTAGAACTAATGGCAACTGGCGAAAATGCCGGTACATGGGGAACAAAAACTAATACAAATTTAAATATTATAGAACAAATCTCTGGTGGATATATATCTCAATCTATTGCAGGGTCAGGAACTACAGCATTTACTCAAACAGATGGTGGAACAGGTTCAGTTGTTGCAACAAGAGTTATAGAATTTACAGGTGCTCTTACAGGATCAAGAGTTATTACATTTCCAGTTTTAACAGAAAACTTTTATTTAATTAAAAATGCAACTACAAATGCAGAAACAGTGCAACTTAAAGCAGCTTCAGGTTCAGGTGCAACAGTCACTTGGGCTACAGACGACAAAGATTGGAAACTAGTTTATTTTGATGGCGTTACAACTAACACAGGAGTTTATGATGTTGGTTTTGGTGCAGCAACTTCAGCAGGTGGATCCAATACACAAATTCAATTTAATAATTCAGGAGCCTTTGGTGGATCAGCTAATTTAGTTTGGGATGGAACAAACTTTAACATTGGTTCTCAAGGTGAAATAAGATTACAAGATACAACAGGTGGCGAATACATTGGACAAAAAGCTGCCGGAACTACAACATCATACACATTAACATGGCCCGCTGGAGTTGCAGCTGGTAATGATTATGTTTTAAAATCTACAACAGGCGGAGTATTATCATGGGGAGAAGTCTCTGGTGGTGCTCAATGGCAAGCAGTAATTACAGCAGATCCAGGACCAGCAGTAGCAGGCTATGGTTATTTTTGTAATACATCAGGATCAGCTTTTAGTTTAACTCTTCCAGCTTCACCAAGTATTGGTGACTTCGTTTCGTTTATAGATTATGCAGGAACTTTTGATACAAATAATTTAACAATCGCTAGAAACGGTAAGAATATACAGGGAGCAGCATCAGATTTGACTGTGTCTACAGAAAGAGCAGCTAACACGTTAGTATTTGTAGATGACACTCAAGGTTGGTTGTTGCAGAATAAATAATGGCAACTTACAGTAGTATTAAAGGAGCAGCGGTTCAAACGCTGGCTTCTAACTCAGACAATCAAGGTCAGATTTGGTATGATACTGCTAGTGATCCCTTTAAATTGCAAAAATATAATGCAGCTTCATGGGCTTCTGGAGGAAGTAGATCAAACAATACATTTAGAGGAGCTGGCTTTGGAACTACAACAGATGCTGTGTCTTCAGGTGGTACTCAAACACCTCCATTACCTGCAGGAGCTATTAATACTGTTACAGAAGTTTACAACGGTACGTCTTGGACTTCAGGAACTGCCGCCCCATTAAATTTAGGATATGTAACAGCCGGCGGAACATCAAGTGCTGGAATAGTTAATACTGGAGAATCACCTCCTGGCTCAGGAACTACAACTATTGAATACGCAAGTGGAACTTGGACAAGTGGTGGAACTCAAACTTACGCTTCACAAAATGCAATAGGAGCTGGTCTTCAAAATGATTACATTCAAACAGGAGGAGTATTCCAACCAAGTTACTCTCCAATGAATGATGCACAAAAATATGATGGTACTTCTTGGACATCAATAACTGTTTATCCTGTTTCTAACGCAAAAGGCGGAGCTGCAGGAACTTCTGCAGGAGCATTTTTTTATGGTGGGGATAACCCTTCATCTCAAACTCTATGTAATGATTGGTCTGGTTCAGCTTGGACATCAGCACCAGCTATTCCAACTGCTAGTAATGGAATGGCACAAAATAATGGTGGCCCAGTTACAGCTGCATTAAATGCATGCGCTGGATCATCAACAACTTGTTTATTATATAATGGAACTTCTTGGAGCACTGATGCAGCAGCATCTAACGCTTCACCTGATGGTTTATCAGGAGCTGGAACAGGAACTTTAGCAACTGCTGGTTTATTAAAATGGGGATCTCCCGGATCAAATTCTCTTTTAGTAGAAGAATATTCAGGGGCCGGAGTAACATCAGCTACAATAACAACGTCTTAAGGAGGATAAAACTATGGCAAACTATCAATACTGTGTAGCAGAAAACTGGGGAAAAGGATTCATTAATCATGAAGACTCTAGAAAAATTTCCTTTGAAGCATTTCCTGCTAATCTATGGAAGATACCTGCAAATAATCAGGATTCAAATAGATGGATTTCTGGCGTCAATGGTGTTAGAAAAACATTAGTAGAAGCTCAAGCCTTGGTTGATGCAGCAGTAGCTGCTGATCAAGCAGAGTACGATGCTATACCAGCTGATGACCCAAGAAAAACTGAAGGTCATCCAGGCTATATAAGTAGAGCAACGGACATAACATTAACGGAGTAAATATAAGTGGCAACTTATTTTGACATACATGGACAAAAAGTAGAAGTCCTATCATCTGATCCTAGCCCCGTGGTTGAGGGACAAGTTTGGTATAATTCTACTTCAGGTACAGCTAAAGTAAGAGGTGTAACTCAATCTAATAGTTGGGCATCTGGTGGTAATCACCCACAAGGTGGACCAGGTCGTTATATATCTTATGCTGCTGGAACAGGAACACAAACCGCTGGTTTATCCGCTGGTGGTTATAGTCCTACTATTGACGGAACTTATGAATATGATGGCAGCACTTGGACAACAGGTGGTAGTATGCCAGCAGTTGGTTATTCAGGTCAAATGATTGGAACTCAATCAGCAGCTTTTTTAGCTGGTGGTTATAGACCAGGTGCAACTAACACATGTATAAATTACGATGGGTCTAGTTGGACATCTAATCCAGCAACTTTATTAGCTTCACCAACAGGTGGACCTCCATATGCAGGTTTATTTTCATGGGGACCTACAAATGCAGATGGTATTTTTGGTTCTGGAGCAAACACAACACCCGCAGCAGGTTATACTCTTTCTTGGAATGGATCAGCTTTTACAAGCACAGGTCATACATTGAACACAGCTAGATATTCTAGTGGTGGTTCTAGATGGGGATCCGGTTCAGGATCAACTTCTGGATTAGTTGCTTCTGGAAATGCAGGAACTTCACCAACAGGTGGACCTCCGTTTAGTTTATCAACAGCATCAGAAGAATACAATGGTAGTGCATGGACAAGCACACCTTCTTGTAGTGTAGCAGTTAGAGGACACGTTTCTTGTGGAACAGCTGTAAGTGATACATTAAAAAATCAAGGAAATTTAGGTGGAGGTAGTTTTTCAAACTCTACAGAAACTTATGACGGTTCTGCTTGGACAACTAGAACAGCTTCACCTTTTGCAAGAACTTATGCTTCTGGATTTGGTGGATACAGTCAAGGTTTAATTTTTGGAGGAGACACTGAAGGTATATCTCCAACATCAGTAGAATCAACAGCAGAATGGACAGGAGCTTACGAGAATACAGTAACGATTACAACATCTTAATATTATGGCAAATTATATAACAGATCACGGAAATAACATACCAATCAGATCTTCTGATCCTTCTAATCCAATTTTAGGAGAAATTTGGTATAATACTACAAGCAGATCTTTAAAAGGTGTAGCATCTTCAAATGGTACATGGTCTTCTGGTGGTAATATACCAACATCTTTATATTCAAATTCAGGGTCTGGTAGCACACCAGCAGGTTTTTCAATGGGTGGCGGAACGGGTCCTGTTCCTGCATACGTTTCAGCAACAAATACTTATGATGGAACTTCTTGGACTGGAGCGCCAGCTATGACTATTAGTTCAGGGTACGCAGGTGCCTGTGGAACAATACCTACTACAATGTATGTTGGTGGAGATGGAAATCCTCCAGGATCTTCTAATACTTATGATGGTAGTTCTTGGACAGGTCAACCGGCTCTTGGTTTTGATGGTTATCAAATAAAAGCTGCTGGAAATAGTGCAAATGCTTTTGCCGCTATGGGAGTTTATTCAGCTAATGGATATAATTGGAATGGTAGTTCTTGGACTAGCGCTGGAGCTGTTCCACAACAAAGTTATAATACGACTGCTATAGGAACTCATAATGATGTTAGTTTTTTAGCAGGATATGCACTTCCACCAGGAAGCTCTTCAAATTTACATCAAAATTGGAATGGTTCTAGTTGGACAACTAGAACAGTAGTTCCCATAGGAGGAGGAACCGGAGGTCAAGGTTCTAATCTTTCACCAACAAGTGATTTCTGGTATCAAGCAGATAAGACAAATACATTAAAATGGGATGGATCTTCTTGGGCAACTGTAGGAAGTATGAGTACTGGTAGAGCTAATGGAGGTTCTAGTGGAGGTTCTTCATCAGAAGGATTTATTGCAGGTGGTAATATACCACCTCATACGACTGCTACAGAAGAATTTGCAAGCGGACCCCAAACAGTTACATTTACTACATCTTAATAGTTGACTTTTATTTATTAGAATATATATTCTAATCTTTAATGAAAGGACAATATGAGAGAAAAAAGAAATATACATGCACTTATAGAAAAAGAAGCACCTAGCTTAAATAATTTATTAGATCCAAATGATGTAAAAGAGTTTAAGGCTATGACAGACGAACTTAGAGACACATGGACTAAAAAACAAGTTTTTAGAACTGAAACTGAAATGAGGTTTTCAGTATTAAACGATTATAAATATCCAACTAAAGGCGCTAAATACTGGCAGTGTGTTAGAGAACAAAACGTTTATTTAGAAAATTTAATGACGATGTCTTTTGATTATAGAAAAGAAGATATTGAAATTAAAAAATTAGAAAAAAAATTAACAGAAGAAAAAGACGAATTAGAAAAAGAATTAATTCAAGTTGAGATTGATGAAAAAAATTTTAATAAAGCTTCTATGGAGTTAACAGCAAAAGATCGTATGAGAGAAATAAAATTATGGTCTCAAATTAAAAAAGAAGTTGATGATGGTTCTTTTGACAAAGAAGATGTAAATTTACATCAACTAGAATCTTATCATAAAATAATGATTAATCGAAAAAATACATTATCAGCTGCTTCCACACAACCTGAAATATTTAATGTATTAGGTCAATTAGACGGAATAGAAAAAGAAAAACAAAGACAACAACAATTAGGAACTGAAAAGAAAGAAGCTATAGCTTCTACTTCTGGTTTAGGAGCTAAACCTGAATAACTATAATGAGATATAGTTTTACATTTTTAGGTCAATCTATTTTAAAATATCAAGTTCCTCAAGATATTTATCTAGCTATAAATCATATTTATGAAACTACTGAATTACCTAGAGCTAATGATAAATTAGTAGGTAAAATAGAAAAAGAACATAGTCTTTTTTATGGAGGAAAAGATGAAGAAGATAGAAAAAAACATAATCATTTGCCCGGTTTAATTTTAAAATGGTTTGAAGAAACTTTTCAACACTATTTAAAATTTAATAAAGTGTTAGATTATAGAACTGAATTAAATTCTATTTGGGTTAATGAAATGAAAGAACACGAATACAATCCTATTCATATTCATCAAGGAAACATAAACACTGGGTTATCAAGTGTTATGATTTTAAAATTACCTGAAACTTTTGGTGTTGAATATTCTGCAGCAAAAGAACCTAATAATGGAAAATTAACTTTAATAGGTTCTGCCTCTGGAATGTTTTCTAATGTTGATTTTATGCCAGATATGCAACCAGGAGATTTTTATGTTTTTCCATATGACATGAGACATTGTGTAACTCCTTTTAATGGTAAAGGTTTTAGAAGAACATTAGCTGCTAATTGCGATGTAAATTATAATTCATTAAGAAATCAAAGCGCATTTTATGTATCACAATAAACAAATAAGAGAACCGAAATGGAAAAGTTGGATTATAGAAACTACTAATCCTTTATTTACTCCTGATCAATGTAGACAAATTATACAAACAGGAAGAAGTCAACCTCCAAAAACAGCTGAAGTTGGATTACAAACAGGTGGAGTTATAGATACTCAAAAAAGAGTTACTACTATTAGTTGGATTCCTTTTGAAGCTTTGCCTCCAATGTATGATGCATTAGATACTTTTATTCAAAAAGCTAACTTAAATCATTTTGGTTTTGATGATGTTAGACTTACCGAACAAGCACAATTTACAGAATATCCAGAAGGTGGTTTTTATGATTGGCACATGGATGCCGATACTCATATGGCTAGTGAACCTCCTGTTAGAAAAATATCAATGACTCTTTTATTAAACGACCCGTCAGAATTTGAAGGGGGAGATTTAGAATTACTACGACCAAATAATTTTAAACCTTTAAAACAAGGACACGCAGTTTGTTTTGCTTCTTTTTTAAATCATAGAGTTAATGTAGTAAGACGAGGAGTACGACAATCTTTGGTTGTTTGGTTTGGAGGTAAACCTTTTAAATGATTAAAGAAAATTTTTTTCCAACATCTGTTTATGCTAAAGATTTAGAATTAGATAATGATAAATTAACTAAACATATAATTGAATGGAGTAAAAAAGACAAAGGTGTTAAAAAAACAAATGTGAATGGATGGCATTCACCTAATATACATTTCCCTAGAGATGTCCAAGGAGGTTGGCATTCTCCTAATTTAGATCCTCATAATGAAAATAGAGAATACATACCTTTAGTAAAAGAACTTTACAAATTACAAAACGAAATATTTAAAGAAGAATGCATAGACCGACAACCTATTTTAGGTAACATGTGGGCTAACATTAATCCTCCTGGTGGTTCTAACGAATTTCACATACACCCTAATTGTTTATTTAGTGGAGTGTATTATGTAACAGCTCCTAAAAATTCAGGTCAGTTAATTATTGTAGATCCTAGACCAGGTGTTCAACAAATAAAACCTGTAAGAAAAAATGAATCGCTTCCTAGAGATGTATGGAGAGAGGCATTTCTTGAACCTAAACAAGGAAGACTTTTAATGTTTCCTGCATGGTTATGGCACAGAGTTGCAGTAAATCAATCTGAATATTTAAGGATATCTATATCATTTAATTTTGTACAAGAGGGTTTTTATGTTTGATAAATATCATGTAATTAAAAAAGCAATTAATCCTGAGCTAGCTAATTTTATATTTAATTATTTTTTACTTAAACGTGATGCAGCTGAGTTTATGTATAAACACAACATAATTTGGGATAATGGAATGTGGGGTACATGGAGTGATGACCAAATTCCAAAAACTTATTCTCATTATGCGGATCCGGTTATGGAAACTTTGTTAGTGAAAGTATTACCAATAATGCAAAAAGAAACAGGTTTAGATTTAATTCCAACTTATTCATACGCCAGAGTATACAAAAACGGTGATGAACTTAAAAGACATAAAGATAGACCTTCTTGTGAAATATCAACTACAGTAAATCTAGGAGGAGACCCTTGGCCAATATTTATAGACGGTACAGGTGCTGACAACGTTATAGATGAGCGTAAAGGCATCGTAAGACCTAATGCACCCAAAGGCACAAAAGTCTTGCTTGAAGTAGGTGATATGCTAGTATATAGTGGCTGTGAACTTGAACATTGGCGAGAGCCTTTTGA